TGATGTGCTGGTCAAAGAATACGAGATCGAGGATCACATTGGGAAAGAGGCGGCCAAAAAATTACTGGACGCGCCGCTCAAGAGTGTGTCTGCGCAAATCGGTGAGACTGGCGACACCGAAGATATCCGGCAACTTACCGGACTCGACCTCAAAATCGGCGGCGAAGGCATGGTCGCGTTTTATGACGGTATCGTAAAGCAGGTTGCGCGCAGCCTTGGTGCGACGGTAGATACTGTCTCGCTACCCAACCCCTATCGCCCGTCATCCAGCGGTATGACAATAGCAGAAGCCGACGCGAACCTGAAGAAAGCGCAGGCTGAATGGAAAGCTACGCTGCCGCAACCCGGCTTCGACATTACCGACAAGATGCGCGAGCAGGTGGCTATCGGCATGCCACTATTCTCGCAGCCGCGTCCCGCACTCGACCAGTGGCTCGGGCGCTCCGTCGTCCGCAAGCCGATGTACCACGGCACCGCCCGTGACATCACGACATTCCGGCCGCAGCAGGCTGATGCGATCTTCCTGACCGACGATCCCGAGTTTGCCGCCAACTTTGCTGACATGTCGCATAGCTGGATGCTCAACAACTTCTGGATGTGGATGTCGCCCGAGCAGATTCAGCAGGCGAAGCGTGACGCCATGCGCATGCTGCTGCAGGACGCGCTGCCGGGTAGCTCACTCTACATGCGTGAGGAACGGATGCTCAACCAGAGCCAGCAGCCGAGCCAGTACATGCGTCGTGCCGTCGAGCAGTACATGCCGAGCGAGAGTAACATCATGCCGCTGTACGTGCGTGCGGAGAATCCGTTCGACTACCGCAACCCCGAGCACGTCGCAGCGATCGAGCGTGAGATCGGCACGTCATGGATGGGATACGAAAACATCCATGGTGCGACGGCCGAGGTTGCGCAACATATCGGCGATCTGGAACGTGGCGACTGGAACGCGATCGAGAGCCAGCCTGTGCAGGACTACATTCGCGCGCATCACGATTCGTTCTACGTGCGCGAGCGCGGCGTGACAAATTTGGCGGTGTTCTCGCCCAATCAGGTCAAGTCGGCGTCGGGTAACTCCGGTGCTTACAGCCGTGAGGATAATGACATTAGAAGGAGTGAACAACGTGCGTTACGCAACGAACCACAAGGCAACAGAACTCTTGACGCGACCGAACTGCAGACCTTACGTCGTGATGCGGCTGATCTGGAGCGGCCGCGTGATGGCATCTATCTCACCGTCATGGAAGATGGTCGCGCCATCGCAACAGGTCTTGCGCGCAAGAAAATACCAGACACGTTCCGTAGGTTTGCTGACAAGCACGATCTGATGTTCGTCGCCCGTCGTCGCGGGCCGGGCGGCGGCATGGTTGGTGAAGAACGAGGCGAACCAATGCTTGCCGGATACCGGCAAAGTGGTGCGCGCTATTCCGCCGAGATCGGAGACGGATATATCGACAGGACTGACCGTACGCGGTTTACCACACCTCGCAGCCGCATCACCGGCCAGCCGATCAACCAGTCATGGACCGATCCGATCGTCACTGATTGGGACGATTTTGTCAGGAAGATACAGGACAATCAGGTCGATACGAAGCGTGTGCTGCGTGCGATCCGTGATGCCGGTGTCGCCATTGCTGAACGCTTCAATCCGTACCTGATGGAAACCGACTATCACGGTCGGGCTGCTAGTCGTGTCAAAGCATTCACGGACGGCGAGCTTCGCAAACTGCTGGAAGACATGAACCGTCGCAGCCTGTCGATGGAAGACCTTGACGACTACCTATGGGCACGGCACGCCGCCGAGCGCAACGCCGCCAACGCCAAGACCAATCCGGCGATAACCGATGGATCAGGTCTATCCGATACACAGGCGGCCGACATTCTCGCCGGTCGGAGCGTTACGGTACAGGGTCGCACGATCCAGCTATCCGCTCAATCGCTGCGTGCGGCTGCAGCGGTCGCCGGTCGCGTCGATGCGATAACCAACGGCACGCTCGATCTGCTTGTATCGTACGGACTGGAAAAGCAGTCAACGATCGATACGTGGAAGCGGACCTATGCGCACTACGTTCCGCTCAAGCGCGACATGGAATCCGATGCGAACTATTCGGGTGCCTTCGGTCTTGGTGCCGGCACGGGGTCAGGATTCGACGTGAGAGGCGGCGCAAGTCGTCGGGCGCTGGGTAGTAAGCGCATGGTCACTGATATCCTCGCCAACGTCGCTATGCAACGGGAGCGGGCGATTACCAGAGGCGAGAAGAACCGGGTTTCGCAGGCGGTCTATGGTTTGGCCCTGACGGCACCGAATCCCGAGTTCTGGATACCAATCAATACCGAACTGAACAAGCGTCTATCGCCGGCCGCATTGGCGAAGGTCGTTGCTGAACTGGTATCCATCGGCGTCAATCCGATCGATGCACTGAACCTAGCGCGTGAGCCGGTGCAGCGATACATCGATCCGAAGACCGGTCTGGAAATGGAACGGATCAATCCGGCACTGCGCGGCCGTGACGATGTACTGAGTACGCGGATCAACGGCGAAGATCGGTACGTGATGTTCTCCAACAAAAAGCGTGCGCAAGAGATGGTGCGCAACCTGAAGAACCTCGATGCGCCGAATCTGAGCGGGGCGCTGCAAGTCATCGCACCGGTCACACGCTGGTTCGCTGCGGTCAATACGCAGTACAACCCGATCTTCGGACTGACCAACGGATTGCGCGATCTGAGCACCGGCATGTTGAACCTGTCGAGCACGCCGTTGTCCGGCCATCGTGCCGAGATCGCACGCAATGCGTTCTCTGCGCTCAAGGGTATCTATCTCGATCTGCGTGACCATCGCGCCGGCCGTGCGCCAACGTCGCAATGGGCGCAACTCTTCGAGCAGTTCCAAGCTGACGGCGGGCAGACCGGATACAAAGACATGTTCCTGACCAGTGCCGATCGTGCAGCCGAGATTGCTGACGAACTGAAGCAGGCTGGTAACGGGCAACGCTGGCTGGCCTTCGGCGAGCGACACAGTGTCATCTTCGGCTGGCTGTCCGACTACAACACGTCCGTCGAGAATGCCATGCGCCTGTCGGCATACAAGGCGGCGCTGGACAATGGCATGAGTCGTGATGCGGCTGCGTCGCTCGCCAAGAACCTGACGGTCAATTTCAACAAGAAAGGTCTTGCCGCCGTACAGACCGGCGCGCTCTATGCGTTCTTCAACGCGGCCGTACAGGGTACGGCACGTATCGCCGAGGCGACCAGCAAGGACGGCAAGCTCACTGCAGCCGGCCAGAAGATCGTCTATGGCGGCATGATGGTTGGCGTGCTGCAGGCTGTGCTCGGTATGCTGGCCGGATGGGACGATGAAGAACCGCCGCAGTTCCAACGCGAGAAAAACTTTATCATCCCGATCCCCGGCAGCGACAAGTACATCAACGTGCCGATGCCGCTCGGTTTCCACGTCCTGCCGAATATTGGGCGCATCACGACGGAACTGTTGCTGTCAGGTGGTCGCGATCCCGGCAAGCGATTGCTGCGGCTGGCGAACGTCGTGCTCGATGCGTTCAATCCAATTGGCAGCGGCACGTTCGCGCAAACCCTGTCGCCGACAGTTGGTGATCCGATAATTGCGCTGGCCGAGAATGAAGACTGGACCGGCAAGCCGATCTACAAGGAAGACTTCAGCAAGATGCAGCCGACAGCGGGATGGACGCGGACGAAGGATACTGCGTCACCGCCGAGCCGCTGGCTGGCTTATGCACTCAACTACATCACAGGTGGTGGCAAGTACGAAATCGGTGCCGCGTCGCCGACGCCTGATCAAATCGACTACCTTGTCGGTCAGACAACGGGTGGCGTCGGCCGCGAGCTACTGAAGACGGCGCAATATGCCAGCAGCAAGGTGACGGGTGAGGAACTTCCGATCCACAAGACACCGCTCGGCGTCGGCCGCTTTGTCGGCGAGACGAAGGGGCAGGCATCAGAGACGAGTCGCTTCTACAGCAACCTGCGCCGGATCGGCGAGCACAAGTCCGCACTGGACGAGATGCGCGAGGCGCGCGACGGCAACGCGCTGATGCGGTACTTGGAGAAGCATCCTGACGCGCGGCTGGTACAGGTGGCCGACAAGGCACAACGCGAGATCGGCTACCTGCGCCGCCAGAAGCGCGAGTTGATCGAGAAGGGCGGCAGCAAGGAACGGGTACGGATGATCGAGGACAAGATCACCGGGCTGACACGCCGGTACAACGAGGTGCTGGCTGAGAAGCGGTAGCGCGTCAGACAATACTAGTTGGGCGTCTTCAATGGTCCGGCTCCGCAATCAGCAACTCGCAGCCCGTTTCGAGGTTGCCGTCCACTGGCGCTTCAAAGTGCAGCGTCACCGACACGTCGCGCCCCTGAGCTTCCACGTTGGCTGTAATCAAATTACCGCCATATCCGACATCACGGCCCCGAGTCCGTCTTCCGACCAGAAACCATCAGTCAATGGCACCAGCTTCCGCAAATACACGTCGCGCCCTTCGGCGTCTTTCCATAGCGGTTCGTCAGTCTGTTTCTCTAAAAACGGGCATTCCTCCTGCGCGCACGGCACTAGCGCGCCAATGTCGTCGTCAAACAGCGCCGCAAAGATTCCGCGTCCGCAGTCCTTGCCGTAGCATCTGGCCGTTATTTCCGGCTCTTGTAGCCGCAGCACCACTCCGTAAATTTTGCCCATCTCAGTCTCCGAGCCTCGGCCCGTTGTACGGGAACATCCGTTGCCACTCTTCGAGCGCCTGCATTCCGCTGTCCCACCAGCGGCTCACGGTCGGCAGGTCTTTCGTGTCCAGCAGCAGGCACTCAAGTTCGAGCGCCAGCCGGTGCCCGGCCGCCTCAACATCCAGCAGCCGTTGTGTGCCGGCTAACCCGTCGGTCAACACGGACGCCCCGCCAGCAGGCTCCGTTTGCGCTTCGTGGTTTCTCATTCGTCATCGCTCCTTGAAAGGTCAGTGGTGGCGGGGCGCCGGTTACCTTCGACGTTGGGGGTCACAGGCAGCGGCAGCCAGTGGGTCGGGTGGCACCAGCAGTCAAATGTGTGCTTCACGCCCTGCGGTGATTCGTTCTTCCTGCCGGTGTTCCATCCAATGCAGATGTCCGGGTCTTGCGTCAGGTGCGCGAGAGGCCGGTAAAGCACTACCGCCTGCCCTTCTTCCGGCAGTCTCTCGGCCACTGGAACCCATGCCCCAAACTCCACGCCGGGGGTCACGGTCTGCACTCCGGCTTTACCTGGCTCGTGCGCCGCAAGCTCTGGTAGTACGCAGCGTCCTCGCACTTGGCTACTACTTCGTCCCAATCGTTGTACATCGTCGCCTTTGGGCCGGCAGGCAGCGACTTCATGCACTGCTGGAAAATCTCGCGCCTCATGCACTGGTCTGCCATCTGCGGGTCTGGATTGGCGCAGCCCCCCAACCCGGCAGTCAACAAGGACGCACCGGCAATCAGTCCTGCATAGCGTGTCAGTTTTTTCAAGTTCTTCTCTCCTTTAATCACCGTGAGCCGGTGCGCCTGTTACTTTCACGTTGAGCGTCAGGGCCGGTGCATCAGGGAGCGGCATCCAGTACCACGCATCGACAGCCAACCCAGGCACGCTGAAATTAGCACCGCCAGGACCAGCATGGAACCGCCCACCGAGAACGCGCCCGTTCATGTACCCGAGCATCCTCTCAGCCTTCACCACAAAGGCCACGGTCTGCCCATCCTGCGGCAGTCGCTCTTCGACTGGAACCCAGCCGCCCAACCCTACGGTCGACAAGGACTCCGCGCCATCAGCCTTCGGTTTTGCGCTTTCAGTGGTCATAGTTCTTCTCCCTGTTTATCGTCGGTGGGCGCGGAGCCTGTCACCTTCACGTTAGAGCGCTTCATGCCGCACGCATCCGAACTCTTCGCCCGTTGCCAAGCACGCAAAGTAGGTGCTCCCGTCCGCCACGGCGAACCCGTCTTTCTCCAGCGGGCGTTCGCAAAACCGCTGCGACGGGTGCTTGCAAATCCGAACCTCGAAGGGCGGCGTAATTGGCTCGAACGTTGTCGGGTCGTTGTACTCGGCAATTTGTTTTTCGTTTCAGTCCGTGTCAGGTGTAATCCAGTGCTTGCAGGTCTTGCAGGTCTTGCAGTTGTTCATTTCTGTTCCTTTCGTAATCTTGTCCGGCAGCGCTCTAACCCTACGGTCGACCTCGCTCCCTTCGGTCGCTGGACCTGCCGCATAAAGCACGCGGCAGGCCGGTCACCTACACGTTGGCCGTCACAAGCGACCGTATCGTGTCTGCCAGCGCCTTGAGTCCTTCCGGGCTATCGACGTGGTAGCTCCCGCACGCAAGTCCTTTGAACCACTCGCGGGGGCTTGGGCATCCGCAGTGGCCGGCAACGCGAACGTCTTTGCCGTGTGTCGCGTGCAGTCGTTCAGCGGCATCAACTTCAATCCCCGGCCCTTCGCACATCCAGTAGTACCAAGCGCGCTTGAACGTCCAGCCGTGGAGAACACCCATCACCGAAGTTTTCACTTCGCCCGACATGCCGCGCATCATCTCGGCCAAATACTCTGGCGGCTTACCCTCGGCCTCCTGCATTGTCTGAATGCCAGCGGCCTTCAGTTCCGCACGCAAAATATCGTCCGTGTCGGCGTGGTCGCCTGCCTTGTTCGGGAATCCCATCTCAGTCTCCTTTCCCAGTGCCGGCCAACCCGTCGTTGCAAGGGACCGTGCGCAATGAGGCCGCGCCCGGCCCCTGAACTTCAACGTTGTGCATCACCAACCACCACTCGCGGTGTTCGAGCGTCCAGCAGGTTTCCTCGCCGGTCGAACGCCAGCGCGGAGCGTCACTCTTGCGCCGCATCACTTTCCATACCGCTGCTTCCTTGCCGGCAAAAAGCAGGGTCAGCTTTGCTTCGCTCCACAGGCCGTTGCTGTAGGTTTCTCGGCCAATGATTGTGTCTCCGACCTTGACCCCCATCTGCCGGCACTGTCCGGCAGTCGTGCTGCTTCTCGGCTTCGGCAATCGCATTTTCATTTTCCAGCTTCTCCAAAAGTCGGCGTTGGCAACACGGCGCTGCACAACCCGTCGGTCGAGAGGGACGCTTCGCGCAAAATGCCGCGTCGCGCCGGTTACGTCGAAGGTTATGCCTCATGCTTTGCACGGTATCCCGGCCAGCACTTGTCGCATTTCAATGATCGCCTTCGCTCGCTCGATCTCATGCGGCAGCGCCCGGCGCAGCGTTACCCACGTCCCGTGGTTGTCGTAGAAAATCCAACCGTGCTGCTGATGCTCCGGGTTGAACTTCATGGCGAACTTTCCACCACTGGAGCCAACCATCGGGAGCATGTCGTCCTGAGGCATAACATTTACGTCAACCGGACCTTGCGCAATAGGCGTTGTCATTTCGTTTTCTCCTGTGCCGGCGCAAGGCCGGTTACGTTAGCGTTATGCCTCACCACCGCTTGAACGGAATCGGCGCATCGCCACCCCGCGCCCTCTTCACCGCCTCAGACAGCCCGCCGGTCTTTTGCTTCGGTTGCAGCCCGCCGCCGTTGATCCTGTCGGCCAGTTCTTGCGCCGCCGCTTCGGTCATTCCGGGGTAGCGAAGGTGGTATTCCTCGCGCCCGTTGTGGTCGCATTTCCAAACGTGAATGCTCATGTCTTTGTCCTTTCTTCGTTGCAGAGTGAAGCCAATAGCATGCGCGTACAGCCACGACTTCCCGTTCTTGAGCGTTATCTTTGGTGCCCACAGAGGACTGGTCACAGCCCGATCCCTTTGAAGAAATCACCGAGCGGATCGATTGCCTGTCGCGGTTTTGCTGCACGTGATTTTGCTGCTGTTATGTGATCCTGTTCCATTGTCATCTCCGTTTGTTATATTGGTCGCGTCCGGTGCTCGGCATTGACTTTATCAGTCAGCCACTTTCGAGGGAAGTCATTGGCGATAGAGAGCATCACTTCTGTCATCTCGTCATCGCCCATCATCGAAGCGAGATATGCCTGCACCATGTAGAAGGAATACTTGAGGCGGTTCATCACGTCACCTTTGGTGCAGCAGCGAGCACTGTAGCAATTTGTTCCAACATTTCTTCATCGCACCCGTTGACCTCTTCTGAATTCTCGATATACCAGTTGATGCCATTACGAGCAATCTCCAATACTTCCCGCAATTCTGTGACGTACGCACGTAACGCAATGCACTCATCGACACGACGGGCTACATCATCGCACGCTGCGCTGCGGTAGTCAAGATGCATGACTCTGACTTTGGCCGCACTCTCAGATGTGTCTGCCATCGCTACGACGCCGCAGGCTGCGAGGCGTATTTCCTCGCGCTCAAGGTCGGCTGTTAACTCCGCGATGCGCATATCACGCGCAGCTAGTTCTTCAGCGATCTCTGCCTTGCTATGCAGTTCTTCAGCGGTCATTGCCTGAACGTGCCTGTCGTACAGCGGGTTCTTCAAAACAGCTAGGCTGTCGTGGGCGCGGTAGCACATCATACTCATTTGCCTATCCCTCCAAAAGTTGGCAAGCTGCACAGTCACACGGGGTCATATCTTCACTCCTAACATTCCCGCCAGTGTGGCGTTACCTGCAATGGGGTCGGCATTGCGCTTGATGGTCCGCGCACGGTGCGTATCGCCACCACGCGCACGGTACGCGGCGGCCTTCTCCGAATCGGCTAGTAGACAAATCAACTCGTTTCATCGTATTCAATCTCTAGCAAAAGCTGAAGGCAATGAATTGCTTTCTTTATGTCGTCGGCTTTATTTTTACGTTTATGGCGAGAGACATACTTCACTACATTTCCTTCAAGAAACCCCAACCCGTTTTTAACTATGAATTCTGCCGGCTGAATAACCATATCCTTGTAGTGATTACCAGCTACCTGCACGTCGAGGGCGCTGGCTGGTGTATTCAGGCGCGATTGACATATTTCGCTGCAGCTTGTGCATCTTGCATAACGCTCATTCCTGTCAGCATCCTTCGCCAACAGATCGTTCCTGCATGCTTTCATTTTAGCCACCTTGCAATTGTCATTAAATCGGTTGTGAATCCAGCGGCGTTACGATGGCCGCCGCCACCATAGCGCCGAGCTATCTGCGACACGTCAGCGCCGGCCGGTGCGCTACGCAGGCTGGCGCTTACCACGCCGCCCTTGCTGACACGCCAGCAACAGCCAAAGGTCTTGCTCCGCTCATACATGCGGTGCCCGACTTCATCAACGTGCAGCGCTGTGTTGCATGCCAGCCCCTTGCGCAGTTCCTCAAACATCCCCGGTATTGTATCGTCCATCGGGATATGGATCGGCTGCACAGCCTGCAGCAAACTTGCGATCTGCGCATCCTCTGCCGCCGCGATGCGCGCGCCAGTATCGAGCAAGTCAGGTATCGAGATGACCGACCATTTGTAGAACGTCCAAGGCCGCATCGACATCAGCGCACAGTGCGCCTCGCGCGTACCTTTCATCTTCCATTGCCAGCGGTCGCGATCGTCAATCAGCATGAACAGCGTCGGCGGTATGGCATTCCTGCTCGGGTTGAAGTGTAGCCACGTGAGCCACGCCGCGCTGCGATTGTCGTCCAGCAGGATCGTGACGTTATCGAACTTGCTCTTGGTATATTTCATACCCGGTGTGTAGCGGCCGAGCCACATCTCGAAGGACTCTTTGTGGTGGTCAATCCAGATCGTCTCGGCCGCCAGCGCGAAGATGTGCTGCATGATGTGCTTGGGGAAGCTGAAGTCGAGGATATAGACCAGCCGGCCGGCAATCTGCGGAACGAGCGTGTGAAACTCGGTGAGCGTGATGTCCTTGCGCACGTGATCCATCGGCAGGTATTCCGCGCCGGCACTCTTGTACTTGTGCCAGCACGCAAAGGCTGCCGCATATCCATCTGGACAGTCTCTGGTGCCGTGGAACAGAACGAGGGGTAGGCTGCTCATAGCAAACTCATCCACTGCTTGCTGCCGTGCAGCCGCTGCGGGAACGGCGCGGCCCATCCGAACTGCATGATCCGGTCGAAGCCATCGCACCAGCAGTCAGCCGGTAGTTTGTCCGACGTGCGCAGTCCAGCATTGACGGCATGCACCAGCGGCTGTTCAGCACAGAACGTACGGTGCTCGCGCAGGAACGCATCGGCCAGTTCCAGATACCGTATGCACCATGCCGGGTCGATCTTGAAGGCGGGCCACTCCGCGCTGGCACGGACTATTACGGTGCCGATGTCCATCATACTATTACCCCAACGTCATTGAGTAAGCTACGGGCCTCTGCAAAGTACCAGAGATAGTTGATGTCGGCCGGCAGGCTGTCCGTCAGTTCCATCATCGGCCGGCAACCTTCGGTCTTGGGTACGGTAGAGCCTGTCGTCCGATACCGTATCGGACCCGTCTCGCTGGTTGCGTAGTACCAGCGAACGATGCGACCTAGCCGTATGTCATCGACCCATACCATGCGCGGCTTCGGCCGGCTCTTGCGCTTGACGGTCTGCGTCGGATCGCCGGCTGCCGCCCACACGTTCTGCGCGCTGCCGTGATCCTGCACCAGTATCCAGTCATCGACGGCAACCTGTGTGTGCGACCAGACGCCGCCGCCTTTCACGTCGCGGATCGCAACAAACTGGCGAACGTCGGTGCAGCCAAGGATGGTCGTCTCGATCGGTATCCCGTCCTTCAGGTAGGCACAGACCGCATCGACGCAGATTTGCGTGGTTGGATTGGGCCAGCCGCTCGGGCCGGGTTCTGGTGGCGCGTAGGCACCTTTTGATTTGTGTGAATCGTCAGTTGTAATTGCGACGTAGCTGTTCACGTCACGACTATAGATAGCACGGAACTCTGTTGTCTCCATCTCGAAGCCGGTCAGTTGTTCCCACCATGATATGACAGATATATACAAAGGATACTGCTCATCACTGATGTCTACAACAAGACCGTCAGTGTTCGCCGACACGACGGGGATGCCGTTTAGCTCCATCGCTTCGATCAGCATCAGCAGCGCGAGTTGCCCGGTGAGCGTGACCTGTATCAGTTCGCTCGGTGCGTAGAAGATCGAATATTTACTGCCGAGCTTCCCAAACGTTCCATTCAAATTAATTTTAAGACTGTTAGCACGGCTCGTTTGGGAAGCAAGTTCTACCTCGACTTCGGCAATACGCGCAATTAGTTGTGCTCGGTCCATAGCGCAAGCGCCTCATCATATGTTTTACGATAACCAAGATACTTGCGTACACCTGCGACCGTTTTGCGAACGACATATCCCCCGTCAGTGTGTGGTGATATGCCGCGTACACCTGTTGAACTGTCACAACGAGCACGACGCTCTGTCATTTTCATAGCCGCAATTGGGTCTATATAGAAAAGTACAATGAATTCGTTGCGAGCGAGCGAGGCAGCCTGCGCTGTTGCAAAACGACCAAGAAGGTACCGCCTACCCTGATGACTCCACTGCGCAGTAAATCGACCACTAGCAAGTTGTTTAACGCCTATATATCCGGTCGTATTGTTGGAAAAGATACGGCGATTGCTCGACTGTTCTTCGTTTGTCGCCCATCTGCAATTTGTCTTGTCATACCCCTTATTATTGTCCTTCCTATCGAGGGAATGATTTGGTGTAGGTCGCTGTCCCATGTCGCTAACAAAAAATGCAAACGAGTTTCGCCAACGCTGACATACCTTAATACCGCGTCCGCCGTAATCTGCAAAACGAGGATCATCGGCGTTCTCGCAACGGCCGATCATTGAACCCCATATGGGGTATAACGGATGCTTAACAAGCATGTGCCCGTCGACCGGTTCGTACCGTTTGTGATATGGATGACCGTTCCTGTATTTAGCCATGACAATTCTCCAAAGAAAGTCTCGTTATGTATTCTTTGGTAAAGAGTCTAACATCTTTTTTAAAGTCTTCAATTCTTTTTTCAAAGCGGACGCACGATGTTTTGCTTCCATCCGAGTCTCAACCCATCCTCTGTATATTTCTTGAAATACCGGACCGATCTGTTGTGGGAAGATACCCGTTTCAAGTATGAGATTCGGATAATATGACGCCACATCTGGCGACAGCAGCTTACGACCGGCACCTGCAACCATAGCGGTACGGGTCTCCGTCGAGTGCAGTCCACCGATACCCATCGCGTAAGACATGCCACCCATCGTAACCAGCTTGTGCTGCCAGTCTGCCGGCCGCTTGACAAAGTTGCCGTGCGGATCGAGGCGCACTTGATCCTTGCCCCAATCGACATAACAGTTCTCATATGCTGGCGACACGCTACCGCTCGGGTTGATGGCGAACGGTGTGCGACACATGGTCGAAAACATGTCCTGCATCTGCGGAGTTTGGAATCGCAACCATGCTGGCGGTCGGTAGTAAAAAGTCGCGCCGACAGCGACGACAGGAACCACGACCTCGAACGGTAGCGCCGCCTTCATCGCTGCCTCTGCAATCTGTGCGTCAGACTTGCTGCGCAGATCGACGCCATACTGTAGCGACATCTCCTCGCGGAGCTTCAACTGTGCGGACATGCGGTCAGCAAGTGCGGCAGTCGTCTCCAAATCGTTGCGGCAATAGTCGCGCACAACAGGTCTGTCGAATAGTTCGATGGGCGTGCCGACATCAATCGGAAGGTCTTGTAGCTTCCGCATGTGCATCTTGCCGCCGTAGGCTTTCAACCCGCCCATACCGGGGGCCACATTCATCACGTCGATGGTATCCCACAGCAGCAGGTTGATCCCGTAGAACTTGGCGAACTCCCACGGCATGAGTCCCTTGCCGCCCGGTACGATGATGCGATTGCTCGCCGCCCATAGCTCGGCAGCCGACGCTCCGGTCAGGGCCAGCGATATCATCGGGTGGTCATAGTAGTTGCCGTTGAACGTCAGCATGGTGGCCGTCGTCAGTGTCTTACGCAGTCCGACCGTATCGAGAGGATGGTCAGGGAACGTCTCGAAGTGCTGGTCGCCGACACAGCACAGCCAGTAATTGGGATAGCATTCTGTATCGCACGGCACCAGCGCGGGCGTACCGAGGCTGTACGACAGCCAGCTTGGAGCCCCACAGTGCGGGCAGCCGGCGTCACCCCAGTAGCCACAGCCGCACGACTCGCAGCAGTAGAGCGTGCGGTATGTCAT